TTATAGATAAAAATGAAATTACATTTTTACCATTTGTTTTATCTACAGTCAAATTATGCCATTGTTCATAATTTAATTCTTTTTGACAAGATTTATATACAAACTTTTCAATTGATGTTTCTCTTTTCCAAGCATATGTGTAATATCCAGATTTTGTATATATTTCTCGATAACAATATTTATCTCCTTCACAACCAGTTTCTCCACTTGGGGGATATCTTCGGAATTTTTTTTTATAAATAGTATTTAAAAGATATAAAATGAGATTTTGAAATGGAGTATTTTTAGACGAATCAGGTGGTGTAAATCTATATATTGCTAATTCGTCACAAACATATGTTTCGTAATTAGGTGATAAAGCTCTTTTGTAACAAAATAAATCTTCAATTAAATGTGCAGAATGATATATTAATTCAAAAATATGATCCATATCTCTTTTAATTTCATCAGTCATTATTTTTTTTTCACTTAATTGGTAAAATAAAGAAACTGCTTCAAATTGACATTTTTTACTCCCCATTGATATTAATTCTCGTGTTAATTTTTTATCTAAAATTTCAAAATTCCTAAGAGCTAATTGGAGAACATTTAGAGAATGTAAATCGTTATTTTGTTGATAAAACCATTTCTTTTTTAGTAATGTTACTTTTTTATACAAATTATTTCGAAATTCTTCTGTATTCTCATGATCTCTTGTGTATGAGTCACGTAATGCAAGACAATTTATAAAATCCATTTTAGGGAAATTGATAAGTTGACAACTACTAACATGAACATCATTAGAGATTTGTGATTCATTTGAATCTTCTATTTGATTTTGATTAGAATCAATATTTAAACAATTATTTCCTAATGGTTCTTGAGATGGTTGCGGGACACTTATATCCATTACATCATCGTCCGAATCCGATATAACACAATTACTAAATGGTGAATAATCTTCTCTTACACATTCTTGAAATTGCTCCATTTATATTAATTCTAATATAAATTAATTTCTTTAAATATTAATTTATTATTTTAAAGAAAAATATGATAAATCACAAAATATTATGAATTATTAATAATTTATTGATTAAAAAATATTCTTATATCTAAAACATCTAATATCAAATATTTTTTCATTGTGATAAAATCATTTACTAAAATATTATATAAAGTATATTTAAAATGAGTTTTGATTTTAATCTATTTGATATAAATAAAGACATTGAATCACTAAATAAAAGACTCAAAAATAAACGAGTAATATCCGAAAAAGCACCATTACAAGATACAAAATATGAAAATTTTTTAAATGTTAGTAATAAGATTTTAAATTCTGAAGAAAATAATTTAACTATTCAATCAGAAAGTAAATTGAATTCAGATAATGTATTAATACTAAAACATATAGAAAATACAAAGGAAAAGGAAAAGATAAAGGAAAAAGTAAAAGTAGAAGACAAGAAAGAAGAAAATTTTGGATCAGAGTTTATTATTATAGAAAAGGATGATACAAATTTAATATCAGCAAGTGAACAATTAAAGAGGCATAGGGAAAAGAAAAGATTAGAAAGAATTGCAAGGAAAAAATTTTTGAAAAAAGACAGAGAGGATTTTTTCAAAAAACGTCAAGAAGAAAAAGAAGATTTCCAAAAACGTCAAAAAGAAAAAGAAGATTTGTTAAAAAAAAATAAAAAGGAAATTTCATCTGAAAATATTAAGTCAAAGTCAAAGCCAAACACTACTACTAATAATGTAAATAATAATATAGTTGTTGATAATTCTCCAGATAAATTAATAATTTCAAATCTAACAATAAGTAAAAATAAAGAGGAAATAAATAACAAAATTCAATCTAGAATAGAACAGATAATAAATATCGAGGAAAAACACAATGACGAAATTCTAAATTTAAAAACAAATTATACTAATATTTTGGAAGAAAAAGATACTGAAATTATTCGTTTAAAACGAGAAATACATAATCAAAATATTCAAAATAGCGAAATAGATAAAAAAGTTAATAAAGAATTAGAAAAGATTAGAAGTAAAAAAAAGAAAGAATTTAGTAAATTAGAAGAAAAAAGAAAAATTATGGATAAAAGAATAAGAGAACAACAACTAAAATTAAGAAAAGAAACTGACAAATTAAAAAAACAACAAGAGGAAATAATATCTTTAAAAAAAATTAAAGAAAAAGAGATAACTCGAATAATAAGTGAAACTAATATTTCTGAAAATTCAAATGAAGAAAAAGAAGAAGATTTTGAAAATAGAAGTGACACAAGTTTTGAAGAAGTATTATTAAAAAAGAAATTAGCAAGTACAAAAAACAGAAATTCAACGGAATATAAGCAAGCAGTTGAATCTTATAGAATAATATCAAGAAATAGACAAAATAAAAGAAAAAATATAAAAAGACATATTAAAAATAAAAAAGAGGAAAACTCCAATAAATTAACACCAAATGTACCAAATGTATCAAATGTACCAAATGTTTCTAATAATAATAAATCTCGTAATCGCGTATTAAGAGCAAAGAAATTTATTAAAAAAAATAAAGTAAAATCTTTATCTGATACAAAAAAAAGAATTTTTAATTCTGATATTTGTTTAATTGATGATATTAATAGAAAAATTTTGTTAGAATTTTTAATATGTAAAGATATAGAATTTATCTTTTTTGACCAATATGATAAAAAGATGTTTTCACTTGTGTTAAAAAAAAATTTTGAAATTATTTTCCGTAAATATTGTATTCAATCATATAAAAAAAGAGGGAAAATAATTTATGTTGAAAAGATAGAAGAGCAAAAAATAGTTAAAAAAAAGTTTAAACGTTGGTCGATTTCTTGGAATGGATTAGTTGGTATTGATAAACAAAAATTTATAGAATCTCTTTTAATAGAAACATCACCTGATAATAATTTTTATAATATAAATTTATTTGGTGATTTATTATTTAATATTAAAAAGACAAAGAAAATTATTAAAACTTTTAAAACAAACTTAACTATTTTTGGACGATATATATAATTACTATTTTGATGAATTGGATATTATTTATATCTATTATATAATTATAATTATAATAATGTCTACCCATAATTTATCTGAAAAACTTGAGAGCGAAATAATTAAAAATTGCGATAATGAGTGTGGAGATAATATCGAGATAAAAGAAATAGAAAAAATTATAAATAAATATGAAAATTACATAATAGATAAGAAAAAAGAGTTAGTATTAGATTTAATCAATTTTATCGGATATGTATCGTTCGCAGACGCTTCTTATATTAAATTTACAGATATACAAAATGAAAAAGTTTCAATTTATATTAATAATATGTTAGATGCTTTGAAAACAGTATTTAAAACTTATAGTATAAGAAGTATGGCTCGTAAAAATAAGGATAAAAGATTTTGTTTGAATATACTTAGACAATTATTACAAGACATTGGGTATACACTTAAAATGAAAACTTATCCTTTGATTCGTAATAATATAATAACATCAAGTACAAAGTATAGAATTATAAAAAAAAATTAAATATATTTTATATTATTATAATATATTGAGATGAGCTCAGATAAAGAAGATCAAACCAAAGAAGAAATTCAACAAGAGAAATTAAAAACAGAGTTAAAAGTTTTGGCACAATTTCGAGATAATTTTGAAAAATTATCTGAAACTTTAACAAAAATTATTGGAGAAGAAATGTACGAAAAATGTATTAATACTAATGATACTAAGATTGAACGAAGCGAACTGCTTAATTTGTTTGATAAAATTCAGAAAATAATAGAGGATGATGAAAAAATTATAGATGAAAATAATTCATCACAAAATTTAGATAAATTAATTAATTCATACAAAGATTTTATTCTTATTGAGATAAAATTTTTAAAAAGAGACATGGCTCGTATGTACGATAATAGTACAATAACAGGTGAAAAATTTAGAATGGAACGTGGTCTATTTTATCTACAGTTTTATTATGATTTTTTGTTAAGGAATGATAATATAAAGCACAAATTGTATAGTTTAATTCAAAAAAGAATTAGCAAAATTAGTCAGGAGACGGGTTCAAATGATATGGTAAAAAATTATTTTAATAGTCAAATTTCTAAACTTTTGACGGAAAAGGTAGAGAATATAAAAATACAACCAATTTCTGATGAAATTAAAAAAATGTCAAAAGAAATTAGGGATTTAATTCCAAGAACTAAATCTGAACATGTTGGAATAAGTATGCATAAAATTAGAGGTGGTAAACAAAACGAAATATTATGGAAAAATATGTTTAATAAATATAATAGAAATGATTTAAATTTGATTTCTAAACATTATGGATTAAAGAATATCGAAAAGGAAAGAAATAAAAAGAGTATAATTAACAAGTTAAATACCATAATTTTGTATCGTAGTGGAAAATTTAATAAAAGAAAAGAATTAAATTCATTTGCTAGATTTTTTGGTATTAATCCTAAATTATATAAAAGAAAAAAACATTTAGTACAGAAATTGAATCAAACTATTTTCTAAATTAATTACTATATAATAGTAATATGTTGAAAGATATATATAGAGCATTAAATAAAATAATTCCTAAAAATAAATTATATAGGAATATACTTATAGTTATATTAATTTCGTTATTATTGACTGGTATTTGTTGGAATATAGGTATTTTTATATGTATTATGCTAGTTCTAGCCGTATTCTGCTCTATGACAGAATATTGTGATATATTTTCGATAAAATCAATGAAAGAAAATATAAATAAACTTATGAATATTGATATTATGGATAAAATAATATCATTTATTAAAAATAATGTAGGATAAAATTATTATAAATTTAGTGTTAATTTTAATATATAACCAAGTAAACAAGTAAATTATATATTAAAGTTTAGTGAAAATTAAAATTGAATAAATTAAGGTTTATTAAATATAATAATATAATTAATAAATCTAATAAATCTAATAATATGTCTAAAACTAACAATAACTTTTACAATCAAATGATGTCCTTATCGACACCGAATCAAATTCAGTTAGAATATGTTTGGATAGGTGGTAATGGAGAACTTCGTTGTAAGTCAAAAACAATTGTTTTATGTCAAACAAAAGAAGTTACATTAGAAGTTGTTCCTGTATGGAATTATGATGGTTCATCAACCAAACAAGCGTTAGGTAGTGATTCAGAAGTTTATATTATTCCAAGAAAACTTTATAAAGACCCGTTTCGCCCAACTGGTAGAAATTATCTTGTATTATGTGATACTTGGTTACCAGATTTAAAAACGCCACACCCAACAAATACTCGGGTGAATACTGCTGAAATCATGGAGAAAGCATCTGAAAGTGAACCTTGGTTTGGTTTTGAGATGGAATTTTTTATGATGGATGGTAAAACACATCGTCCAATTGGATTTCCAGAATCTGGACAGGTTCCTGTTCAAGGTCCTTATTATTGTTCAGTTGGAACAGGTAATTCATATGGTAGAGATGTAATTGAATGTCATTACAAAGCATGTTTATATGCTGGTATCACACTTACTGGCATTAATGCTGAAGTTGCTTGTGGTCAATGGGAATATCAAGTGTTTGGAAAAGGCATGAATGGCCCAGATGATTCTTGGATGAGTAAATACATTTTAGGACGAGTGTGTGAAAAATTTGGCGTAGTTGATAATTGGGTTCCAAAACCAATTAGTGGAGATTGTAATGGTAGTGGAATGCATACAAATTATAGTACAAAGGCAATGAGAGAAAAAGGTGGTTTAGCAGTAATTGAAAAAGCAATTGAGAAATTATCTAAAAAACATAAAGAGCATATTGCTGTTTATGGTGATGGAAATGAACTTAGATTAACTGGTCATCATGAAACTGCTTCAATGACTAATTTTACTTGGGGATTTGCCGATCGTGGTGCTTCAGTTCGTGTAGGTCATGAAACTCATAATCAAGGTTTTGGTTATTTTGAAGATAGACGACCTGCTAGTTCTTGTGATATGTATAAAGTTGCTGGAATTATGGTTGAAACTACAACCTTATAAATAGATTAATTAGATTAATTAAATAAATATAATAATAAAAACAAGTCCCAAACCAAATATTATTCTAAAAATAACGTAGTGAAAATTTAATATTACGCAAAGTTTAAAATAAATTTAAAATAGATATATTAATTTAAAATTAATAATAAGTATGTTTAAAATTATATATTGCCATTTAATTGAATGTAAAGTTCCTGATGATATTATTTCATTAATATTTGAATATTTGACATGTGCAAGCATAGATTGCAATGAATATGGAAATAAGGAACTTGTGGAAAAAGATATAGAATCAATTTTTTATGACGAAAAAAATGAATTTAATGTTGGTTATTTTTATTGTCCTCTTCATTATCAAAAAATATTAGATACAATAGAAGATAAACATTATTATTATGAATATTGTTGTGATGAATATGAAGATTATGGTAGTGATGGTATCTGTGAAAAGTGGTAAGAATAGATTTTATTAAAATTGAATTCATAAAATTCATTTTAATAAAAAATTTGTAATAATGACTACAACTGAAAACGATACATATATTGTATTTAGTAATGACGATGATATTAATCCAGCACCAGAAGGTCAAAAATTAGAAGATTGTTCTAATAAAACAAGAAATGAATTTATTATTAAAGTTTATAGTGTAGTTTGTT